TGCTATGGGAGGCGCTACTCCTCATCAGATGATGATGAATAGACTACCTTACGAAGTCCATATTTGCTCATGCATTTCTCTAGAAATTTATGGCATTCAGAGCACGGTTTAGAATTTAACAGTTGTCCATGACGGTTTACTCGAACTACAACAAGAACACACCCACGCAGTTGTGAGATATCGCCTATGCGTTTCACAACTGCCCGTTCTGCATGTAAGCTGTGGTCGGAGTATCCTGATCCGCGACTCCTAGTGCCCAAAGTGTTCCTCGCACTCGCGATACACTTGTTCCTCTTCAACAATCGAGCATGATGAAAGTGCGTATTATGAACGCACTTATAATCCGGAATCTCCGTCATTTTTGACTTTACAATTCTATGTCTATAATGAAAATGTATTCGTTTTCCAGAACAGTGATAACCTCTCAAATGAACACTTTCTGGGACAAATATAGACACTCATCTAAAGGCTGGCAACACGATAGTCCAGCTAAACTTCATCCACGAATACTTTTCGGAGCAGGATCATTTCTAACTCCTGAATTTGTAAACAATAATAACATAACACACGTTGTTAACTGCGCAGATGACTCTGATAGTCCAAGTTGGTTTAGAAATACGTATCCCGATAAATACATTTGCCTAAATTCTGAAGACACTCTTGAAACAGATATAACCAAATGGTATCCGCAGTTCAAGGAAGCTATGAACGCATTTCTATCTGCTAAAGATTCTGGAGTTGTATATGTTCATTGTCAATGTGGAATTAATCGTAGTGGATTTCTAACACTCATCTATCTCTGCTTAAAGTTCCAGTTTCCGTTTGAATATACTGTCAAATCTATGCTCATCCAGAGACCTTGTTGTCTAACGAATCCTATGTTTCGTATACAAGCATCGGATTATATCAAAAAACATCAGTAAGAAGTAATGAGTGATCTTGGAAGTAATCCAGTTTGGAATGATATTTCTAAGGATGAAAAGGCAGCTACGTCTGGTTTACTTGGACCAGAATTCAGCTACGCAGACAATGTACCTGGACCTGGTTCTCTTGGAATAGGATCAGATGGTTCATTTAGTCAGCTAGGAAGAAACGCAAAAGGAGTTGCAGAATATGTAAAGATTCTTATATCTGGAGATCCACCTCTTGGAAATCGTTTTTTTGTTAATACCGGTGGGACATGTGTAGCAAAAGATGGGTCAACTCAATCCAGATCAAACTATATCAATAACATGGCGTCCGGTGAAGCTATACTTCCTTCTTCAATGAAAGAACTTGGGGCTAGTTTTAATGGTCTAATTCCAGGTGTAGTTGATGATATCGGTGGATTGAATCCTATTCATCTTTTTAGATCCATGATGTCAGATGGAACTCCTCAATGTGGGTGTTATAAATGCGAGGTATCAAGTGGAAATCCTTACGCGTTTTTAACAACAGAGCTATCGCCCGATTTTAATGATTCTTTATGTAAGGAAGTAGATATATCAAATTGTATTCCACCAACCACCGAATCATTCACAGTTGGAAGCGACGTTCCTGCTATTCCAACTATTGTTGCTCTTCTGGGATTCCTCTTTATAGTATTTTCAGCCAAGTAATTGAACCTCTATAATGGACAATACCTTCCGAATAAAAAAGATTCGTGAACCCTCAAAATCCAAAGCTCAAGAATTAGTTTCTGGAACTCTGGATTCTGTTCATCAAACGGTCATAAGTTCAATTAAAGAATCAACAATTAACATAGAAGAACTCCGTAAACGAGCAGAAGAATTAGAAGATGAAATTGAGAAGACATGTGAAATATATAAAGTATCAAAGCTCCAAGAAGAACTTGATGCTATAAAGAATCGCCTTGATCAAGAAGATCCTCTAACCGATTATTTCGTAAGGAATGCTGATCTTATGATCAAATACTACTCTGACGCAGATAAGAAGCAAGCTATCTCTGCTACACCTGGGGATCAGAGAACCTTTATGAAGTTTTTAGCTCCTTCTTCATGTGAGATTGGAAATCACTCAAAGAAAGACCTATTTGAGGAATACGCAACAAGAATGAAGATGACTATTGCGTCTGATGGAATTGAGAAGATTAATAATAGCGCAGAGCATTGTGATATGTGTAATATCGCCCGTGAAGAGATGTCAGATGAAGGAGTTCTAGTGTGTCCTACATGTGGTTCAGAAGCATATATGTTGGTTGTATCAGATCTACCATCATTTCGCGATCCTCCGAAAGAGAGAAACAATTATGCTTACAAAAAGATCAATCACCTCAATGAGATTCTAAATCAATTTCAAGCAAAGGAGTCTACAATTATTCCGGAAGAGGTTATGCTAGAGGTTGTATGTGAAATAAAGAAACGTCGTATTCGCAACATCGCCGAATTAACCGAGAAAGATATGCGAGAGATTTTGAAGAAACTTAATCGCTCAAAGTATTACGAACATGCCACCCACATCTTATCAAGACTTAACGGAAATCCACCTCCAACCATTACCCCCGAAATTGAGGAGAAGATCCGAACAATGTTTCAGGAAATACAGGCTCCTTTTCTGCTATATTGTCCTGATGATCGCACTAACTTTCTATCTTATTCGTATATCCTCTACAAGTTCTTCGAGCTCCTAGAGTTGGACGAGTATAAGGTATACTTTCCTCTTCTTAAAAGCAGAGACCGTCTCATAGCTCACGATCAAATATGGGAAAAAATATGTTCTTACCTGCGCTGGGAGTTCATACGGTCGGTGTAAAAAATTCTCAATGAAAGTCATGACCACGGTGTTTTGCCGCACCCTCCTTTCTAAAGCGATGAATCATATAAAAAATGTAGAACCCAAACTGATGAGGGCTGGTGAGGGTTTCTTTCCGGAAAAATCAATAGAGAATGCTATCAAAGAATTAAAAGAAACTTTAAAATTGTTAGAACAGGCAAAACAAAATCAAAATATTCCTCAAGACATTAGATTTCTCAAGTAATGCGCCAAGACCCAATGTCGTTGGTACGAGCCCACTCCATTGCTTCTTTCTTGGCCTCCTCAAAAGCCTGCTGCTTCTCACAGTAGCGAACTCCACCGCCCATGCGGCGGATCTTTTCTGCTACGATGTTCTCGGCCATTCCACGGATACGACGCTTGTCGTCTTCCGTGAATGCGACCATCGGTTGCTCCTTTACAGGAGTGTTTGTCTGCTCACCACCTGCCATGTTTACGGAAGGTTGTGAGAAGTTTGTAATAAGAACATACATGTACTTTAAGAATCCGTTTTAGCGACCAGAAGATTGGTCTCAACGACCAGAAGATTGGTCTCAACGACCAGAAGATTGGTCTCAACGACCAGAAGATTGGTCCTAGCGACCAGTAGAGCCAAATCCTCCAGCACCACGATCATCTGGAGAAGGAGGAAGCTGCTCGGGACTATCTACTACAAATACCTGAGTCCAAGGCAGCCAATCAGGAGCTACAAGCTGAAAATAACGAGTTCCCTGTTGAACCTCAAACGCTGATACGTTATCTAGACAATCTACCTTTGCAATAACGTTGCCACGATAGCCCATATCAATGAGACCAATACTGTTCGCAAGACGCAGAGGGGTATTGCTTAAAGAAGAGCGCGGAACGAGTAGACAGGGAATTTGACGGCCAGTCGTATCTACTGCTCCGACCTTTACTTTTAGGTTGATTGGAATTGAATACCCGCGAGGAGGGATTTCAAGTGTCATTTCAGGATTAAAAAGATCAAGACCAGAGTCGGTTCTACGGCGATTTGCTACACTATCACGATACATGTTTCGTAGAACAGGATCTTCTGCGTAGATATACAGCTTCATTACGTAAGAGAAGTCTCTTGTGTGAAAGTCTTTATAGGTAAGAACGTGATCACAACAAAAAGCATAGCTAAAATTTGAACACCTAGGTTATATGCGAATTCGTCAAATCTCATTCTTCCAAGAAGATAGTTTGAGGTTGGTCCTAGAGGTGTAAAATACCCAGTTGTAATGTCTTTTGCCATATAGAAAACCGCAAAATAGACA